GTTACTCATCACCGCAACCCCCATCGCCCGGAACCCTGTTGAAATCGCCGCCGTCGCCGCCGTTACCACCGCCGACCCGATCGCCCAGGCTTTCTGCGCGGTGGCCAACAGAGCGGTCTTGATCGTGGTCCACGAAAGGATGATCCCCATGCGAGCCAGCATGCCATTAAGAACCAACGCGCCACCCTTCACAAAGGTCCATGCGTAGCCCAGGCCGATTGCAGCGACCTTGGTCGCGACAAGCCCCGCCGCCACGCCAGTCAAGACCGCAGTCAAGCGCGGGAATCTTTCGGACATGTCCGCCAAAACGACGCTTCCCGAGGTGAAGACCTTCGCGATTGTATTGACCGCTGGCAACAGGACCGACCCGATATTGATGCCCAACTCAGTCACGCTGTTTTTCAGCAGATTGAGCCCGTTTTCAGTCGTTTCCCTCCGGTTTTCGAACTCGCGCTGCATCGATCCGGCATATTTAGTCTTGTCACCCACCAACCCAAGCGCTTTGCGATACTGATCCAGCGACCCGGCCAGCAAAGAAATATCGTCAGCGTATTCAAGACCGAAGAGGTCGGAAAGAATCCCGGCCCGCTCCTGGCCGTCGATGGCCGACAACTGCTCAAGAAACCCGATCAGCGCCGCTTGTCCGTCTTTGGCGATAGAGTTCTCAAGCTCTCTCGCCGAGACGCCCATTGCGTCCAATCCCAACTGGAACGGCTTTCCCTGCCTTGTCGCCGTCTGAAGCTTGAGCAACATGGCGTTGATGGCCGTCGCGGCAACTTCCGGCGGCTTGCCCAGGGCAATGAAGGCATCCCCGAGGGCCGCCACCTGGACAGCGGATAAACCAAACTGCTTTGCCGTTCCGCCGACCCGGGCGAGGACAGGGACAATATCGCGCGCCTTGGCGGCGGTGTTGTCGGAGAGGTGGTTGATGGCGTCCCCGAGGCCGGCCATTTCGCCGATGGGGATCTGAAAGATATTGGAAAGCTTGGCCATGGCGTCCCCGGCCTCATCGGGAGCCATATCGAAAGCCGTGGACATTTTGGCGACGGTGTCTGTAAATGCACCAAGGTCGCCCGCCGCGATTCCCAACTGCCCACCTGCTGCGGCGATCTGTGCCAATCCTTCGGCTGAGATGGGAATTTCCCGGCTCATGGCCTTGAGTTGGGAACCGAATTTTTTCAGGCCGTCAGGTTCGGGGAAATTAACGACCTTGCGCACGTCGGCCATGGCCGACTCAAATCCGATGGCGGCTTTTATCGGTGCCCCAAGCGACGCCGCCAGGGCGACGGCATCGACCATCTGCCCTCGGAGTTCACCCCGCCGAGCACTATTAGCCGTCAAGGCCTGCTGATTTCTGCTGAGCGCCGCGTATTGCGCCTGGGTTTTCTTAAGCGCCGATTGCAGCTTGGTCTGACCAGAGACCAAATCCTTGGTCGAAATTCCGGTCCGATCCAACTCGGACCGGACCTTATGCAATGCTTCTCGCTTTCTTTCGTAGGCCGCTTTGGCTTTTACAGCCGCGTTTTTGGCTTGCTCAAAATCTCTGACCAGGGCCTTGGATGGTTTTTCAGACTTCGCCATCTCCCGAGAAAGGGCCGCGACCCGACTGGTCGCTTCCTTCCATGCTTGTTCTGCCTGGGGAAGCTCCCGCTTCATGGTCTTGAACAAAGACAGGTTCTTCCCTTGGGCGTTGAGGCCGGCGATCTCTTTCCCAAGAGAATCGATCTTTGCTATACTGGTGTTCATGGCTTGGCGGAACGTCGCGGTGATCGTTCCGCCAATCGCAAACCCAATAGCGAGATTTTTATCCATGCCGAAACACCCTCTTGTTCAAGCTCAGTCCATTCTGACGATCGCGACGACCGTCGCCCTCACCCTGACATGCGCATGGTTCCTCGGGCTGTTCGACCAAGGGTTCTCTTTCGGTCAGGGCGTGGCGATCGGCCTGATTTTCGGTTGGCTGCTCTGGACCCCGAGCCGAGCCGTTACGAGCTTCTTCTGTGAACTGTTTTCGCGGATTCGTACCACGTCACCAGGTCGTCGAGATCCATATCGAGGAACTCGGCAAGGGACCACCCCGTCACGTCTGCCATAACCAGAATCAGCCGTCGGCAGTCTTCCGCGCTTATGACAAAAAATCGCTGTAAGCCCTCTGAAGTTCGAGATAGTCGACCATCTCCAATTCTTCAATAACGGCGCGGTCGACCTCGCACAGGTTGGCGATCAGGATCAACTCCTTTTCGAACTCCCCCCCTCTAACCTTATCGACCACCAACCTGTCGCGGGCCTTCATCTCCCGCATGGTCAACGTCCTGACTTCAACCCCGTTCACCTGAACGGGGGTCTGCAATTCAATTTTCTTCATCTCTCACCTCACATCCCGATATTCGCCCGGGTCTGGGCCAGCTGATCAACGCCGGCGATGATCCGGATCATGTTCGGCACGTCGATCTCGTGCAGGGTTTCGCCGTCCAGGTCGTGCTTGTAGTAGCGCAGGGCCACGGTGGCCTTGATGGTGGCCTTGTCGCCGGGCTTCCAGGTGCCGCCGTCGATCTCCTTGATGATGCCGCGCATGGCGATCACCACCGGCAGCTTGGTGCCGTCCTCGCTCTCCACCGAGCCGCGCGCCGTGAGCAGCACCGTCCCACCGGCGACCATGCCGAAGAGCTTGAGCACTTCCTTGTCGTACTTGGTCAGGGTGAATCCGCATTCCAGCTTCTCCATCCCCATGTCGACCTCTACGCCGGCGTCCATGCCTCCGTTGCGGAACTCTTCGGTCTTCAGGGTGAGCTTCGGCGGGGTGAACTCCTCGATGTTCCCGGCATAGCCGCGACCATCGACGAAGAGGTTCATGTTTTTCAGAATGTGGTCGAGAGCCATTTAGATCACCTCCTCGAAGTAATCGTTCACCAGCCGGCTGCGGAAGGTGACATGTTCCGCCGGGGTCGGCGGGGTGAAGTCGAAATCGAAATAGACCTTGCCGGCGGCGAGCTGCTCGGGGGTATTCAGGTCCGGATCGGCCCAGCACTTGCCGCCCAGGATGGCGCCGATCTGCTTAAGGTGCGACAGGTAGGCGTTGACGCCGGCGACAACGTCCTCGAAATAGGTCTTGGTGATGTTCCGGTCCACCGCCCACAGGTGGGCGCGCAGCAGGCTTTCGTTGATCATGTCGGCGGTGCGCACCACCGACAGGAAGGCCCACACCGGGTCGCTGGACAGGGTCCGGTTGCCCCAGAGGCGATAGCCGTCCTGGCGGATAATGGTGGCGACGTTCTGCTCGTTGAGCAGGTTGGCCCGGCAGTTGGCGTCCCCGAGGGCGAAGTCGACCGGGCGGGTGGTGCCCAGGATGCCGTAGACCTCGCGGTTCGACGGGCTCCACCAGAAGCCGCGCTCGGCGTCGCTCTTGGCGATAATGCCGGCCACCCGGGCCGAGGCGGGCTGACTGACGATGGCCGTTCCGTCCAGCACCTTCACGCCCGGATCGACCACATAGACGCGCTTGCTGCCGAAATCCCCGGCCCAGGCGATGGCGTCGGCGTCATTGGAGTCCGGCCCGTCGGCGATGATTACCGCCCGCAGCCGGTCGGCGATGCCGAGCAATTCCGAAACCACGGGGTTGGCCAGATACGTTCCGGGCGTCACGGGATCTTCCGGACGCTCCGAGGTGAAGCCGGGGACACAGAGGATGCGCGGCGCGAAGCCGATCACGGACTCGGCGGCGAGGAAGGCATGAACACCTTCGTAAGCGCCGGTTGCGGCATCCACCCCACCGATAATGTTGGCGAGGGTGGCGGCGGCATCGACACCTTCTTCGACGCGGATGACCACCACCACGGCACCGGTCTGGTCAAAGATGGCATCGATGGCATCCGGCAGAGTGCCTTCGCCGCTTCCAAGGGTATCGAGCTTGGCCGCCTCGACGCGGTTTCCGGCGATCAGCACCGGCGTGTTCAGGGGAAAGGCGGTGGCGTCGGCATTGGGGGCTGTGCCGACCAGGCCGATGACGCTCGAACGGACGGTCTGAATGGGACGCGGGCCGTCATCGATCTGGACGACCTCGACGCCATGCAAAAAGGTCTCAGACATGGGCTAGTTCTCCTTTTGGTCAGGGGCGGGCTTTTTGCCCTTCTGTTTGTCGCCGCCCCCCGGGGTGATTTTCCCGGAAAGCAGCAGATATTTGGCTTGACGCGCGGAGAGTTCCACGCCGCGCCCGGGGGCGGCGACGGCGCCGCCTGGCAAGATAAAGGGCTTGATAACGGTATATCTGGGCATGGCCTCCCCCTCTTAATGGCTGTGGTGGTTCGTGTTGCCGCCCGCGTCGACAATCGACCCGGACGCCGTAATGTTGCCGGTGACCGTGAGGTTCGCGTCGATCTCGACCCCGGCGGCGGCGACAGAGAGTGTCCCGGCGGTAGAAATCGCGATGTTTCCCTGAGCAGTGACGGTCATCGTGCCGTCGCTGACGATGGTGACGAAACCGTCCTCGCCCAGCGACACGTGCATATCGAACCCCTTGACGACGATCTTCATCCGCTGCTCCTAAAAATCGACCGTGCCGTGGACGTCGCAGTTGAGTGTCATGCAGGCCCCCGCCGAAATCGTCGCGTGCCCCTCGGTGCGGATGACCGAATTGCCGCCGATGGTAACGACGGCATCCCCCACGACATTGATGGTCATGGCCCCGCTTTGCCGGTCGTACTCGAAAAATCCGCCGTCGGCGAAATCGATACGGGCCACCGTCTCGCGATTCCCGTTGGCGGGGTGCGCCGCCTGATACACAGCGGGCAACGCCACGCCCAGGGCCGGGTCTCCCGAGGGACACAAGAGCAGTACCTGTTCCCCCACCTCGGGCGCGTGCCAGGTCACATCGTTCGACGCCCGGTGGGTCAGCCAGGGCAGCCAGCCGGTCAAAAGATCGCCGCTTTTCACCCGCACCCGGGCGGCGCCGTAGTCGGCCTGCGCCACTGTACCGATGCGCAGCAGGTTTTCCAGACGGCGGGACAACTCGGAGAGGTCGAAACCATCAGCCATCTAAATCCCCCAGGTGAACGTAATCGTCGAGATGCGGCGGGCCAATCTCCGGCGCGTAGCCGAGATAGATACTGGTCGGCAGGATGCCGGCGGAATCCCAGACCGAATCCCCCAGCCGGATATCGTGCGACCACTCGACCAGCCACACACAGTACGTCGCCAGCTCCGGCTTGAACCGGTCGGGCTCAAGCTTGAAGTCCTTGGCCGGGCCGGCACCAGGTACCCCGAACCGACCTTGCCGGAACAAGGCCTGAGCCACAGCCGTCGCCAGGGACAGGCACTGCATATCGGGCTTTCCGCCAGGCCTGGTCGGGGCCTCATCGAAAACCACCCGGGCTTCGATCCGGGCGGAAAAGGCCAGCTGCTCAGTACCGGGGTCATCGATGGGGGAGAGGTCCGCCACCTCGACCAGGACCGCCGGGACGGTAATCTTCTTCCGCAGTCGCGGGTACTCCTCGACCGTCGGAACCGAGGGGAACTCCCCCCGCAGGTACTCCACGATATTGGCGAGATGCGCCTCGAAGTCGAACATCACGACCTCCCCAGCAGGTAGTTCACTTCATGCTCCAACCGCTGCGAGAACATGCGCGCGGCGGCTTCCCGGTATTCCGGCAGGATCTCTTCCATCTCCTCGCTGACCGGGATGGTCATCTTGACCACCGGAAACGCTTTTGATCCCACCCCGAAAGACTTTCTCCGCCAAACGCTTTCACCGCTGTAGATGTCCGCGACAAAAGCACGATCAAAAAAATGCTTACCGACCTTGGTCCCAGCTTCGGGAATCGGCCTAGGACCGGCCGCTTTTTTGTTCTGGCGTGGTGTTCCGGCCCTCGTGGCATCCATCGGGTTCAATCCGATCCACAATGTGGCGAACCCTTCATTGCTATAGGCCCCGCGCTTAAAACGACCCTTGAAGTTTTTGTGTGGGATCGCCGTCGAGCTCGCCAGCTCCCGACGGAGTTGAGTCATGAGCCAATCGCGGGTGCGAACGGCCGCGCGCCGAGAGGCGAGGGTCATCTTTTCCGGAAGGATGGATAACAGCTTCTCCATTTCCCGGGTGTCTACCTGTACGTAGAAATCAGCTGACGAAACACTGCGCGCCGTGGTGGGCCCGGTATGGGAAAGCTGATTGTAAGCCAGCTTGTTCTTGCTCATCTCGGCACCACCTTGATCACGGTGAGGTTTCCGGCGACCGGGACGATCTCGACGATGGCATAGTTGTCGCCGCCATGCGTCAACAGATCCCCCTCGGCAAAATCGCCGTTTCGATCCGGATCCACCCGGAACACCGGCCCCTGGATCTCGCCCCGGGACTGCCCCAGCGCCCTCGCCACCGGCCCCGCCGAGAACAAGGCGAGGACCGGGAAGGGCTCGCCGCCGGACAGCGGCGTCGCGATGACGTCGACGCCAAAATCGGCCAGGGCCTGGCGGGGTATTTCCAGAGGATCGACGATCACTGTTTCCGGCACTCCTCAAGAGCCTGGAGCAACAGCTCGTTATCGACATACAGATGATCGAGTGTGCTCTTTTTCACCGTGACAACCTCTTCGCCGTCAACCACCACGAAGCGCCCGCCGCACCCGGTCATGCTGATCAGCGCCGGCAGCATCAAAGCCACCGCCATCATTTTTTGCCAAGGCCCTACGGGCGCCCTCGATCCGCTCATCCGCTTTCGCCTCCGGCCGCCTGCGTCCCTGCCACCAATCGAGAAAGAAGGGGAGCAGGGCGGCGACGATCTGAAGAAGAGCCTCCATCAATTAAACGCGGAATCTCCCGTGGCGCCGGCGCCGCGAATGCGCCCCAGCGTCGCATGCACCAGGCGCTCGGCCACCTCGGGAGAGACAGTCGGCGCGCCCGAGAGAACATGCGCCACGGCACGGTCCAGCTTCTCCCTGCCGGTGATCTTGGTCATCCGTTCCTTGACCATGACGGCGGCATACTCCTCTGCCAGGGCGATGCCCTGCCGGGCCAGGCCCTCCAACCACCGCTGCTGAGCCTCGGAGATGTTCAGGTTGTATTCCTGGCGAACCTTGTTGAGCACCACCCCCACCAAACCCAGCAGCAGGGCCGACAACACCGGGAAGACCACCGTGTGCAGAAACCCGGCGACAGCGTCGCCTACCGGATTGGCGGCATATCCCTCGGCCAGGACGGCACACGGAAACAAGATCAGGACCAGGGCGAAAATCGTTTGTCTCATGCGAAGTTCTCCACCCAAACGTTGCGAATATTGGAAAAGCGCCGGTGAACATCGTCGGGGCGCTTCTTCCCCCAAGCCAGGCCGAGCTTGAAGATCAGGATGTCTTGCGCCGTGACGGGGCGCCCAACGCCCAACAGAAACTGGTGCATCTTCCCGCCCCGGGAGAGGTAGAACTGGTTATGGTAATCGGCCAGGTGGAACAGCACCTCATCGGAGGCGAAGCGGATCCCGGAGGCCCGGCAGACTTCCGAGGCATGGGTTAGGCACTCGAACAGTTGCCGGTCATCCCATCGGTCGACCGTGCGGGTGTTACAGGCGAGCTTCCGATTAAGAGGAACGATGTCGACATCCTGTCGCTTCAATCCCAGAATCTCATCGGTAGTGAACTGGCATTCGCGAAGGCACAGCACGGCGGATGGGTTGTTGGCGACATCGAACTGACACAGGCCGAAACTCCACCCGCTTTTACCGCTGCGCACGCCGTCCGGGTCGGAGAACCGATAAGCGTGGGACAGGTCGCCCCCGAGCTCGTTCCTACGAATGATTTCACGAAAAATGGTCAACGAATCCATAATCACCTCTTGTCGTTGGACCCCAGATCGGCGCCGACCTTCAGCGCCTCGTGCACCGGAACCCCGGCCTTGATCGCCAGCTCCTGGACCATCTTCAGGATGTCTCGCACCGCCCTCCGGGTGTCGCAGGCGTGGCAATCGCGCTCGGTGCGATACCGGGTTCCGATCACCCGGGTCAACAGACGAGGAACCCCCCAACCGGCACCCGCGCTGAGCAGCGCCACCCAAAATACGTCCATCGTCATGCCGGCCCCTCACCTCAAAAAGACCCGGGGAGGGGAGAGAGGCATCCCCGGGGAATACACGCCGGTTACTTGAGCAGTTCGCGAACGGTCGACAGGTCGGCTTCGGCCTCGGACATCTTTCCCTTGATCTCGGCGACATAGGCTTCGTCGGTCACGCCTTCAATCTCTTTTTCATAGCGGGCGATGATCGACCCAAGGAACTCCTCGGCCTTGCGCAGACTCTTGAGGTCGGCCGGTTTCAGGGCGACACCGGGAGTTTCGGAGACTTTGGGGCCCGGGTAGATCCGCACGGCCCCCGAGTCGATCAATCCACGGGTGGCCTGGTTGTCTGGCAGCTCCACCAAGGTGGGGTTGTCCTGTCCCCCGGCATGGGTGTACTCCCTGGGCCTCTGGGGATCCAAGCCCTTGACCGTCGCCAGGACCTCACAGGTCAATGTCTTCTTGTTTGCCATAAATTCTCCTATGGCGGCGGGAGGTTATCCCGCCGCCTCATGATTCCATCGGTTACTTGACTTTGATTCGGGTACCCGCCGCGGGCTCCAGCAGCGCGACCAGCGGCGCCGACTGGGAGAGCACCTCGATCGACTCCGGATTCTTCTTGATGTTGGTGTCATGGTAGACTTCGCCCTTGCGGCTTCCGGCGAACAGGGACTGAATGGCGCCATAGAGCACCTGGTTCCCCGTGGCCCGGGTCGACCCGACAAAAACCTCATCCTCCGGCACATAGGGCTTCATGGTGCCGTCGTCGTCGAGATACTGAGCGCTGTAGGCGAACATATCGACGGTCATATCGGCGTCGCGGAGGCTGCCCAGATAAGTAGTGTGCTTATCGATCTCGACCGGGGAGACCATTCCCAGCTTCAGGTCGAGCAGATCTAGCCGCTTGGTGGCGACGAGATGCTCGCGAAAGAGCTTCCAGGCGCCGCTGCCGAAGACGATGGTGTCGCTGACCACCTGGCCGTCATCCTTGTTGGCCCGGCAGGCGTCGACCAGATCGTCCCAGGGAGTGGCGGTTTCGGTTTCACTCCAGATGGCCCCGGCGGCCAGCGTGATATTGTGGGTGCCCGGCAGGTCGAAGGAAATGACGTGATCGTACCCGGGGCCGACGATGGGGATCTGTCCGGTGAATAGGGCCTTGGCCGCCATCCACTCGCGGCGGAAGGCCAGTTCGTCGTTGTTTTCGGCGATCCGCTCGCCGATCATCCGGGCGATGAGCGCCGGCTGGTCGGCTCCGGCCTCATAGATCGTGGTGCCGGGCTCGCGGGCGTTGAGGTCTTCCGGCGTGATCAACTTGGTCGGCTTCTGGGTCGGCGGAACATAAGTCTTCATGGTGAAACCCTGCTTGGCCGTCGCCTTGCCGGGATGCAGCGGGTGAACGAACGGGGCCATGCCGCGCTTGGGCAGAACCATGTCGATATCGACATGCCGGGTGCCGAAGGTGAACGCCCGGCCAAAGAAGCGTTCAATGAGAAAACGGGAAGGAACGGGGATCCGCTCGTGGGCGGTGTGCATGGTTCGCCGGAGGAAGGCTTCGAGGGTGCCGGCGACGCCTACCAGGCCGAGTCCGCCCAGCCCGTCATCCGCCAGGGGCGCGGCCTGAAGGTCGGGGACAAAACACCAGGCCAGGGCCACGCAGACCACAAGCAAAAGCCCCATCGGTCCAAAACTTTTCCATCTCATGATGATTTCTCCTCTATCGGGTTTTGGAATCAGGTGAAGGATCGCACGTCGCGCAGGAAGATCGAGCGCGAACGCAAAGCCCCGGAGACATCGGCGACCACCGTGCCGTCAGCCAGGCCGAGGGCGTCGGGATTAAATACGCCGGTCTCATAGGCCACGCCCACCGTATCGGCCAGGGTGGCATCCACCGCCTCGGCCAGAACCAGCTTGGCGGTTTGGCTGCCGTCTTCGGCGGTCTTGTCGACCAGGTTGTAAACGCCGGGGCTGGCGGTGATTTCTCCGAGCACGGCGCCGCGCGCCAGGCTCTGACCGGACTTGATGGTGACTTGCTTGACGACGGCCGGAAAGTCGTTTCCGGCGATCAGATTGTCGGGGGTATAGGTTTCATCGGGCATCGTTCATCTCCTCGGATAAAGTGTCTGGTTAGTTGCGCTTGGCCCAGTCTTTGGCGGCGGCGACCATGGCGTCAGACGCGGCGGCGGCCCTGGCGTCGGCTTCCGACCCGGTTCCCGGGTCCGCCGGAGGCGCTGGGACTGGAGCCCCGCCGGCCATTCCTTCGGCCACCTTGGTCAGCAGCTCGGCTTCCTTGTGCTGGATGGCCAGGGCGACATCGCCGGCGGTCTTACCGTCCTTGATCCCCTCGACCAGCAAGCCGTGGTGCGCCTTGGCGGCCGGACCGGGAATGCCGAGAATGGCGACGATACGTTCACGCTCGGCGGCGACGGCCGCCGTTTTGGCGCTGTCGGCGTCCGCTTGGGCGATCAGGCCCTGGCGGGCCTCGCTCTCGATCCGGGCGACGAGATCGGGGTGCTCTTTTCGTAGGGTTGCGAGATCCATAAGCTCTTCTCCTTTGGCAAAAATGGTCGAAACGGAACCTTTTACTTGCTGTTTCACAAACTCGATATATTCGTCCCGCCCCATGACCTGATCGATCAAGCCCAGCTCCCTGGCCTGGGCGGCTTTGTAAACGCGGCTCTGCATCTCCCTCACGGCGGCGGGCGTGAGCTGCTGGCGGCCACGGGTCACGGCGGAAATAAACAGGCCGTAGGTCTGGTTGAGGCGATCCATGATGTAGGCTTCCGCCTCGGGGGAGAGCGGCGCCGTATCGTTCCCGGCGGCCTTGTAGTCCCCTACGGCCAGGACCTTGCGGCGCACACCAGCTTTCTCATCACGCAGGGAGCGGTCGTAATGAACCGTGAGCACGCCGATCGAGCCGATGTCCGCCGCCGGATGCGCCCCGATCATCCGGGTCTGCGAAAGCAGCCAGTAGCCGGCCGAGGCGGCCAGGTCGTCAACCCAGCCGAAGACCGGCTTGCGCTGATTGACCTTGGCCAGGAAGTCCCCGGTCTCCTGGGCTCCGGCGACGGTTCCGCCAGGCGTGTCCCCATCGAGAATGATGGCATCGATGCCCCTGGCGCCTTCGGCCGCCAGGACGGCCCGCCGAACTTCGGCATAGGTGGCATCGCAGGAAAAGAAGGTGTTGGCCTTGACCAGGGTGCCGACCACGGGGACGATCGCGACGTTGCCATCGCGGATGAAGGGTTCATCCTCACCGCCCCGAGACGCCCTGCCGGATTCCGCGAGCTCGTTGGGTATGCCGACCCCGGACAGTTTGGCATCCAGGATCTGGCACCAGTTCTCCAGAATCTCCGGGTGAATGGCCCAGGGCTGGCTGATCAGCCGGACCAGGTGATCGAGTCTCATGCGACATCCTCCGTTTCGGGCAGGTCCGGGTCTTGTTCCTCCCCGCCTCGCGCGCTACTCCGGGCCGGAGCCGTCTCCGCAAGCCCTTCGGCTTCCATCATCCGTATCTCCCGCCCGCGCTGCTTGATGTTGGTCTCCCAGTCGCCGCCGTTCAGCTCCGCCGTCTCCTGCGCCCCGGTCGATACCCCGAGAGCGACCCGCTTGCCGGCGGCATCGATCGCCTTTTCCTCGTCGAGTATCGGCTTTTTCGGGCCGATCCACTCGCTGCCGAGCCAGGCGGCGCGAATCATCGGATCGGCGAAGAACCCCGGGGCGTAGATCGACCCCTGGGCAACCTCCTGCGCCATCCACACGGCATAGACGATCTTGCAGACGTCATCGACCACGCTGGCTCGCTCGAAGAGGAAATACCGGTAGGCATCCTCCATGGCTGCCTTGGCGGCGCTGTACGAGGCGGTGTAGTGCTTGATGACCACCTCGTAGGGTATGCCGGTGGCCATGCCTATCTGCCGGACATTGGCCAGGAAGAACGGGTCAAAATTCACGTTGGGCAGCTTCGGATCGGCCAGCTGAATCTCCTGGCCGGAATCCCCCAGGTCGACCACGGCGCCGTATCCCAGCTTGATGTTGCCGGTCGTGGCGGCGCTCTGCTCGCCCGCTCCGGTCGCCACGCTCATCCCGCCGGGATACATGGCCGGACCGCCGAACCCCGGGGGCATGTTCCCCATGCCCTTGCCGCCGGTCCCCTTGAGAAACACGGTGAACAGGGCGGAAACCACGGCCCGCTTGAGCTCGGCTTTGCTCATCCGCGAGAGGTCCTTGAGCGGCTCCATGATCGGCGCCACCATAGGGAACCCCCGGGACTGCCCCGGGCGCTCGCTGCGGAAGTAATGCAGCACATTGGGGAGCCCGGTTTGCGGGTTGTAGGCGGGGTACTCATCCCACTCCCAACGCTGAGGGTCGGCATAGAGGACATTCCCCGGGTGACCGCGCATGATGCAGTACGACAGCGGAGCGCCGTATTGATCCTTCTTGATCCCGCCGACCAGGCCGCTGCCGTCCGGACATCGACCCGGGTTGCTGAGGCGGTCGGACTCGACCGCCTGGAGCCGCAGCGGGTTGGACAGGTGCGGCAGGGGGACAATAGGCAGCAGGATCAGCGCCTCGCCATTGACACAGCGGCTTCGCAAAGCCAGTTGCAGGTGGCCATTGAACGAAAGCTTGCGCTCCAGGTCGCAATCCTTCGAACCGGCCCATAGATGCCACCGCCGCTCGGCATGCCGCTGCCAGTTGTCGGCCTCGGCATCGCTCAACCCCAGAACGTCGCGGTCGATCCGGCTCTGCATGGTCAGCCCGACGCCGACGGTGTTGATCACGGTCGTGTTGACCAGGCCGCGCGCGATCGGCTGATTGCGATCCGCGTCCCGAGCGCGGGAGCGCATGTCTTCCAACCCGAAGATGACCGCGCTGTCGGCGTCGGTGGGGAAGGGAGTCCACGAGCCCATATCCAGACTCGACCGATCCGCCCCATCGAAGCCGCCGCCACCACCGAACATGTCCGCCGCCATCGCCATGGTCATCCGGGCGCTCATGCGCCGGGCGCCATACACCGGAGCCAGGGTTTCGATCACGCGATCGATCCCCCGGGACAGTCCGGAAAACAAGCCCGGCCGGTTGGCTTTTTCGTCGGGACGGTTCATGCGGGAGGAATGACTCCAAACAAACGAATGCCGCCGGCCCCGGAGAGGCGGCGGACCATGACGTTCCAGTATTCGACGTTCTTGCGGATCTCGACGGCGTCGGCGCGGGTCAACCGGCGCCGCTCCCCGTCGACATCGTATTCATAAGCCTGGCTGGTCGACACCGCCGCGTCGGCGGCGAGCCACCGGGACAGCTGCAACTTGGCATCGGCGAGAGTGATTCCGGAATCGTCGGGCATTACATCCTGGTCTCCATGCGTGAGGCTTCCCTGGCGGCGCTGGATACAGGATGACGGGATTTTTGGAAACAATAAAGGGGGGCTGGTGTAGGGCTGGTGTAGGGCTGGCGTCAATTACAAAGCGATGGAGGCCATGTAATTGACGCCGAAGGTGGTGGGGTAATGGTTGCTAGGCGCCCGGATCTACCTCTGCCGCAACCCTGACAAGGGCGTATGGGTCAGCAGGGTTATATTGGTTTCCGATAGCGCGCTGTAGGTCTACGGCCAAAGTCACAGCATGAGTCAATGCCGGCGATGCACCGCAAGCCTCTATCCTGTCAATAATTTCCCCAATGGCCTTGTGCAAAAAAATCCTGGTTTATCGTGTACATCCTACATCCTTTCCGCGCCCAACCAGGCGCTCAAGCGGGGCGTCTGATGCAGCACCTTAACTCAATCGTTAGGGTGCTTCGGGTTGTTGAATAGGGCCTGCCCATTTTCCGCCCAGGTTGGCAATCTCTCCAATCGGCTGATCCGAATCATCACCACAGGCAAGAACCACCTCAAGCTGTCTTGCCTCTGGTCTATTAATAAATCCGGTCCAGTCAACCTCTACGGGGCATGGCCCGTAATATTCGTCCTCGTACCAATACCATCCAGGTTCAGTCGGCGGCTCTTTCGACCAGCGCAAGCTAACCAGTAAATCAACCGGACTGTTGGGGCTGTTCGTGTCCTCGGTCATCTCGGTGGTGATCCTTCCTGCGGCGGTCAGCCGCTTATCATGGTCGTTGTAAATCAACCTGCGCTCTCAGCTCCGTAGACCTTGCGCAGCATCTTTTCTGCGTCCGTCTGGTCTTTGCCATCCGTATTCCGCAGCTCAAAAATTTGCCCGCCACAGTTCCGGCATGGCATTGGCACCGGTCCCTTGCTGTGCCTCAATCCACATTTTTTGCAGTAGTAGGCGGTCTGCCGCCAATTCCCGCACGAACCATTTGTTCCGGCCAGCGCACAGCGTTTCCCAATGTCGCAGGTCCTGCAATCTTTCACCATTGTGCCCCCTATGGCCCTTTGGGCCAGCGCAGGTTAATTTACAACCAATCATTCAAGCGGACGGTGAACCTGTCCGCGCCGCTATCGCGGCAAACCACTGTGCCGCCGCCGCTTAATTCAAGCGTTACAGGCTTCCCTCCAATATCTCTTCCCCCCGCTTCCTGCCCGGCCGCAGCCTGAAACCCGCCCTCGCCTCGATCTTCGCCAGGGCCAGCACCGACGGCTTGACCTCCTCCGGCATTTCCCGGTAGCCGTGCAAGTTCATCGACAGCAATTCCGAACGGCTGACCAACATCAGGTTGTCCAGGACACAGTTCATCCGGTCGCCATCCTTGAAAATCACGGCATGCCCCGGCGGAACCTTGCCGTGTTCCCCCTCCCACAGCCACACATGCTTGAGACGGAAGCGCGTCGCCGCGCCGGTATGGGGGTTGCGCTCCGGGACGCTGATCTCGACATAGCCGTCCACGGTGGTCCGTTCCGTCCATAGGCGGCGCTTGTTGTGCGGCATGTTCCCGGGCGCGAAGCTGGTCTCATTCGCCCCCATGTAGCCGCTCTTCCCGAGGTTCCAAGGCGTTCCGCCCGGGTTGAATCGCCCCGTTCGCCCCGAGCTGATCCGGTGATTTCTCAAGGTGCCGCGGATTGTCGTTTCCGGGATCGCCGTGCCGAAGCGGGCATTGAACGCGGCGGTCAGCTCGGCGAGAGACAACCGCCGGTAATTTTCACGGAGGAATCCGACCAGCTCCGGCGTCCACCGGATGAGTCCCCGGCCGTCGCGGGTAACGGCGTTCTCCGGGCGCTCCTGGAGCTTTCCGGCCAGGGCGGCGAGCTTGGCCTTGACCTTTTTTCGCGCCCAGCTACGCATGGTCCTTGTCCTCGATGCCGATCATCGCCGGCAGGGTGCGCACCGAATCACCCAGGGCCTTCTGGGCATCGAGGGCGAGCCGGGCGTTGTCGATAATGTTCCGCGCTATCGAGCCGACCGCCTTGCTCCGTTCGATCTCCTCCTGGAGCTTCTCGCCGGCATTGTCTTCGTCGCTCAAGCGTTCCAGCTGCGCGAACAGATGATTGTTCAGATCGATCAGTTTGTTTTTCATGTCACCTCTCCCTTAATGATTCGACAGATTCTCATCGACGAAAGCCAGGGCGGAGTCCAGGGCGCCCCAGGCGACGGGAAGCAAGGCGGGGTCCGCCTTTGCCCCGATCACCCGCAACGACTTCTCAATGGTAGCGATTTCGCGCCGGGTGCGACCATGCTCCGGCAGATTGTTTTCCAGGTTGACGATCATCGCGCCGATCAGAATCAGAAACAGCGCGTTCGCCATTTCCGGTGTCACCTCGACACGCCGGGCCGAAAGCGGCCGATACGTGGTCCGGCCGCCGGGCGTTGTGATTTTCTCGTAAAGCATGGGTCTCTCCCTTGAAATGATGGGAACCGAAATCAGACGGCAATCCCGAGAGCATCGACAGTCACTACCTTCAGCCCCAGGTCATGGGCCAGACGGTGTTCCAGGCTGGCCCCCTTCGACGACTCCCACCCCGGGAGCAGGGCTACCGCCTCGCAGCGCGCCAGCTGCGCCACCGCCATGCGCATGTAGCCTTCCCAGCTCCCGCAGGGCGGCTCGGGATTCTCGGCGGGGCTTTCGACCTCATGACCCTGGCTTCTCAGCGCCGAGGCGACGGCGTGGAAGGTCGGGTAGTTGAATTCGGGGAACCCGGACATCGGCCCGGCGATGTAGATCTTCATGCGCGCACCTCGCCCGCGCGGTTCAGCGCCGTGCGCAAATACGGGTCCAGGTCCGGCTGCCCCATCAGCCACCGGCGATAATCGGCGGGGATCTCGCCGATCGGCGAGCCCTTGTGTTTTCCGAACGACATGACCTTGGGAATCCGGGCACCTTCGGAGGCTTCCCACAGCTCCTCGAAAGAGGAACAGTTCAGCCGCTTGTCAAGGATGTGCTCCAGAATCATCCGGCACATCAACACATCGGCCATGGCCGAATGCGCCCCTTTGACGTAAACCCTGGCCTTCTCGCCGAAGAGCAGATACATCATCGCGCCCAGGCTGTGCGAGTCGGCCTCCGGATAGAGACTGCGGCACAGAGCCAGGGTGCAGATGCGCTTGATGTCCTCGGGAGACCCGGCGGCGCGCCAGTCGAAATCGACATTATGGCCGATGAGATAGCGGCACCCCCAGGGGAGAGTGAAATCCCGGGATGGCGGGCAATCGACAAGATCCAGGGGAAGGATATGGTGGGTCGCCATGGCGCCGAGACTGATCTGTCCCTGGGGGCGGTAGCGCTGCAAAAACTCATCCCCCATGGTGAGATTTTCGACGTCGAAGACCGGCACATAGGCGGCCTCGATAATTTCCGGGCTGTCGATGCACGTGGTTTCGGTATCGAAAATGATGGCCCTGAACATGCTCCCTCCTTAAATGGTTATTCGCACCACAGCTCCGGCGCGATCGTGATGGATTTCCGGTAGGCCGCGACCGACTCGGCGGTGATACGACCATAGCGGGACATCTGCAGCATTCCGTCTTCGCCCTTGCGTGCACCTTCATCGATGGCGATAAAGACGCCGTCTTTCACCTTGCCGATAGCCCAGCGCGCCGACTTGCCGAAAATGGCCCCGGCCTCCTCCGGCGAAAACGACAGAGTGCGTTCGATGAACGCCCGCTTCACCGCATCGATCTCCTCCAGGGTAACGAACTGCGGGGCGATCACTGCCCGCTCCCGACGCCTGACCTCGATAGCTTCTCTCTTCAAAAAGACCTCCCTCACACGCCATGGCTCAGCACCCGTGGACCACTCTGTTCCGGCCGGGCGCTAGGCTGTTTCCAAAATTTCACCTGGGCGATGTCGACCAGGGCCAACTCCATATACGCGGCATCCCAAAGATGATTGGCCCGCCGCTTCGGGTTCACCCAGAAGCCGCCCTTATCGTCCTTCCCCTCGACACACATCTGCTTGGCCAGTTCGCCGAGGTTGTGATCGAGCTTGACCGACGGGTCCCGGCGCTTGAGCTCCAGCTGCTCGGCGGCGTATCCGCTGTGCAGGTGCCAGGCTCCCGGACTGTTCGGGTCCACCATCAGCTTCGCGGCGAGGGCGTCCTTGTAGTGCTTCGAATTCAGCGAATAAAGCTGGGGCGCCCCAGGAAGCGGCTTGTTGGTTCCCGGCAGGCGGTCGACCGTCTTCAGGATGTAGGGGCTGGCCATGGTGCGCACCCCCTTGAAGAGCACGATGCCGGGATTGGCGCAGGCGAACAGATAGGCCTCGCCGGTCTTGGAGAGGTCGACATAATCCTCGCTCTCGCCGCCACCCGAGTCGATGCCGCGCATGGTGACGACATAGCGGTTGCCGTGGACATCCCTGAACTCCGTTTCGTAGAAGAGCTTGCGCAGCGCATCCCACGAATCGACAAAGCCGGCGCGCAGCAGCCAGCATTCCTGTTCCAGGCCATAGCCCCAGGCGGTGATCTTGAACCAGAAGCCGCGCTTCTGCATGTCCGCCACGGCGGTGATGGCCGCGATCGGCACGGACGGCACCAGGCCCTCGGGCCGGTCGTCACGCAGCCGCAGAATCTGGTCTTCCTTGCGGTCGAAGATTTCCTCCTCGGCGTCGACCGCCTTGATGCCGTGGGCAAGATCCCGCTTGGCCGAGGTGTCCCCCGAGCGGGCCTTGAGAATGGTGATGGCGATCTCCGCCAGCGAGACCTCCGGCAAGGGGAACGCCGGGCCGAGAAACCCCACCGATTCCGGGCGGGAGACCTCCTCCCCCTTGATGCAGAGCCAATCTCCCCTCCGACAGGCCTCAGCTCGCACCTCCTCGTTCCACGGGGCGCCGCAGGCACAGGCGTATTCGACGATGGCGGGATCGGCCTTGATATCCTCGACCGTCGCCCCGCCGGGGATCACGACATGATCCTCGTCCATGGCGATCAGCTCGCCGCACTCGGGACAGCGCGCGGCCAGAACCCACACCTGCACACAGGCCATGGTCTCCTTGTAGAGCCATTGCCCGGCCGGAGTGCCGGCGAAGAAGTGCTTGCCGAAGCGCTTGTTCCGGGTCCGCTTCTTGATCCGGGCGACGGGCGAGGCCTCCTTGCCGACCATCTTGCACTTGTCCAACTCGTCGGTGAACGTGTACAGCGCCGAAAAGATCGCCGTCGAGCTGGGAGACCCCGACCAGGCCGGAATGATCGTCACGCCGTTGACCAGGGTCGTCTTGGCCAGACCGGTATCGTCGGCGCGGGGGCTCAGATACTTGGCCATGCGCGGCGTGGCCCTGAGCCCGGCGTTGATCTTGTGGTCCATGATTTTGATGCTGCTGGCTTCGTCCGGCATCTGGTAGAAGATATTCCCCGGAGCGTGTTCGATCGACCACTGGATGCAGCCGAGCATGGTGTTGGTCTTGCTCATCTGGTCTACGCCGCAGAACCAGACCTCGCGCACCCAGGGCAGCGCCCAGGTGTCCATGACCTTCACCGACTGCCGGGCGAACTCGATCCGCCATTTCCCGGGATGGGAATCCGAATCGGGCATGTAGCGGAACCGCGCCGAAAACTCGCTCGGGGTGATCCGCTCCGGACGGCGGCAGCGCAGGCGCACCGGGGCCGCGACCCGCAACGCCACCCGCCGCCCCGCGAGACGATCGCGCCAGGCCCGCGGCATCCACGGACGAAGCGGCAGCCGCCGCCCCGCGATCAGCTCCGGTTGCGGATCAATCGCCAAAGTCGTCATCGCCCTCACCTTCGAATTCGATAGACCGGGTTTGCTCCCGCACCGCGTCGGTGAACACGCCCGCGTAAAGATCCTCCAGCCCCCGGTTGAACTCCGCCGCCTTGCGGGAATCGCCGCCACACAGGTAAATCAGCTCCATCAGGCGCAGCGTCGTGAATTGCCTCAGTGTGTCCTCTATCAGCCCGGCGAAGGCGGCCATCTGGATATCGTGCTCGGCGACCTCCATCCACCGGTCGTCCTCCTTGCGGTTTGCTTTTTCCTTGGCCTCGACCTCCGCCTCCAGCTTGCGCACCTCCAGACGGGCCTTGTGCCGGGACAGCTCCTCATCGGCCACCGACCTTCCCGTCGCCGCCTCTCCCTGCAATTCCCCCTGGACATAAGCCAGCAGGTCCGACAGATGCACCGTCTTGTCGGGGCGAACCATCTTCCGCCGGTCGGCGTCCTGGTAGAACTGCGACTGGCTGCGCGGCAGATTCTGCGCCGCGACGAACAGCCGGAACGCCTCCGCCCGGGTTTTGTAAATTTGCTTGAACTCCATCACGCCCCCCTTTGCCGCGCCGCCCGCAGGCGGCTCGGATCGAACCGCGCCGACTCGACCAGACCGGTCCCCTCGACCTGCTTGATGTCCAACGCCCGACCGTACCCGAACATCTGCCGGACCAGGAGGATCGGCTCCGCCTCCTCGGGAGACAACCCGGCGTCCTTGATCGCCTGGATGTCGGCGGCGGTAAAGACCGCCTCGCCCGGACGCTGAGCCGCCACGAGCCGCGCCTGCTGTTCGGTTTCCACCACATGGAAGACCCGACCGCTCCGGCTTTCCAACGTCCAGCACTTTGGCCCCTCCGGCTCGGCGGCCGAGATCTCCGGCGCCGGCGTCTCCGCCGCGACCGGGGCGGGCGCGGGCGCCACACGGATTCTCAGCCCCGGCGGCAAGCCCTGCAACACCCAGGCGCGAATGTCGCCGCCGTGCTCCTTAAAAAAATCCCCCGGATCCTTCCCCGCCGGCACCGGCCAGCGCCTGGCCTGGCGATAGGTCTTCTTCCACCAGATCGCGCTGTGCCCGCCCGGGTTCTCGTACTTGCCCGTCTTCTCGTTGTGGCGCGGCTCGAAATCGAGCGCCACCAGGATGACCAGCGCCTGCTCGAGCACGGCCGCCGCCCGACTGCGGGGCTTGACGCTGCAGCTCGCCAGGGGCACCGATCCCACCAGGTCGCCGGCGAGCCAATCGATCAGCAGCCCGTCCAGGTCCGACTCGACCACCACGAAGCCGCGCCGGTCCGCGCCGTAGACCGGAACATCGTCGCCGCTGCCCTTGATCGCCACGTACTTGCCGAGGCCGTCGCCCAGGTCCTCCGAGGGGCGGCGGATCCGGACCCGGTCCACCCGGTCCCCATGGAAGGTGGGAATCACCAGCCCGCGCGGCAGCCAAAGGCGGCGGGGCTTGCCGGTCTGCTCGTGCCGCTCTTCCGGCAAGCCCCAGCTCGACAGGGTCTTGAACTTGGTCTCCGGCCACCAGCCCAGGCGGTACTTGCGCACAGCCTCCACCGGCAGGCCCCGTGCCGCCAGCCAGGAGAGCTGGTCCGGCTCCTGAAAAATCCGCTCATGCGCCCACTCGACCAGGCGGGCGGCATTGCTCCGCCACAGATCGGCGGGCTCGGTGGCGTCCACCGGCGCCCACACCGGGCCGTTGCTTTTCGCCGGCGCCGCCGTCTGCCGTTGCCGGTCGTCACGCCGAGGCCCCACGCCGCCGCCCTTGCGGCAGCGGTCCGCCACCGGGCAGGTGGCGGACCAGCACTCGATTCCCAACGCCGCGTGCGCTTCCGGGCAGCTCTTCCCCTCGAACTTGCGCAAGAAGGCGACGGCATCCCCGCCCGACGGCGTGCAGCTGCGGCAGAAAAAGCGGCCGTCCGGCTTCACCGAAAAACGATCCGTCTTCTCCGGCCCGCTCTTGCCCGAACCGCAGGCCGGGCAAGCCCCGTGCCATTCAGAGCCGACCTTGCGCAGGGAAACATGCTGTCGTGCCAAGTCGAGAAGATCCACAAAACGTCCTTTCATGGCCGGGCGGCGAACCGCCCGGCCGGAAGATCAACGAATACTCTCGGCCTGATCGGTCAAGCTCAGTCCAAAAATCTGAACCTGACCGGCAGTCTTGCGGCCCTCGGGGAGATCGAAGCCCATCGCGCGCAGGCTCCGCGCCACCTCGACCCGGCTCGGGATGCCGTAATGCCCGGCGTCCACTTCCAGCGCGTACCACTTGCGGAAATGTTCGTAGAACCGCTTCAGCGGCAGCCTATACGTGGTGGCGACCTCGGCGCAGCGATCCGCGACGAATTGGGCCACATGCCCCTGATCGGCGGGACCGTCGACCGCCTCCACCTGCTTCGGCAACACATCCTCCATGGGGATCCCCGTCAGCCGTTCCAGCACCGCCAGGTTCCGCCGGGTCGGGTGCATCGCGATCTTGGTCAGGTCGAGGGTGTACTTGATGTCCAGCCCGTTCGGGTTGGTGATGCCGCGCACGTGGTTCAGGGTCACATCCACCTGGCGGCGCTCGCCGGTCCCTTCGAGCAGGGCCTGCTCCATGGCGTTGAAGGCGGCGATGAACTTTTCCTTGAACTCCGCCGCCCGCTTGCCGGTGAAGCCCATGGCCAGAAAGGTGAAGCCGTCGCGGGTGATCGTGTACATGGGGCGAGGCTGGTTGTTGACATCGAGGTAGGAGCCCAATCCAAAATTGGATTGGGCAAAACTCTCGGAACATTCCATTTCACGAATGGTCCGCAGTACGTGGGCATGGCCCTTCCCAAACGCCTCGGCGACGATCAGCGAGGAGGTGACGGCTTTCTGGTCGGTAATGGAAACGAGTTCGGTCATGGCTGTATTCCTTTCATGGCCCCGTGGGCGAGTCGATGGACGGTGAGGGTATCGGCGATCTGGCACAACAGCCCGGCGCGGCGATGTTCCGGCAGGCGCCGGAAGCCTTCGACCAGGGCGCGTTCTTCGGCGCTCAGCCGCCGGGGCTTCACGACGGGCTCCCTTGGCCGTGAATCCGCCAGCCCCGACAGCGGGGATCGCGGTGGTAGGCGGCGCTTTGCAGATATTTATCCCCCACCAGGACGTAATCGATCAGCCCCAGCCGGGCGCCCCGGGCCAGCTCGCCGAGACGGGACAGGGTGCGCCCATGGGCGTCGTCCAGGTCGGGCAGGTCGACCCCCGGCACGTTGCGGGCGAAGGCGACGAAGCGCGCCCCGGCGGGAACGCGGGCCAGGGACCAGAGGCGCTTGAGATCGATGGGGCGGGTCGCGAGGGGGCCAAGGGCGAGGGTCTGCCGGCCAAGCAGCCGGTCGTCGCCGTCGAACCAGGCGGCGAACAGTTGTGGGCAGGCGGCGTGTCGGTCGAACACCGGCGCGGCATAATCGCGGACGAAATCGGCGGGGTACGAGAAGCGGGCAGGGGGCGAACACGGGGGGACGGGACGGACTTCGGGCATGGCGGGTCTCCTCTTGACGGGGTTTTCGAGGCCCCCTTCGCGCTTCCAAACGCAAAAAGGGCGGACCGTGCGGGTTGGAAGACCGGTCAAGAGGAACCGGCAGGCCCGAAGGCCTCCCGCACGGCCGCCCAGTCGAAACGGAGACACGCCGTGCTTTGGATGCAAAAACACCACTGATTTCGCAGTGGCGGCATCCGCCTCTTGATTCGGGCTTCCAAACCCGGCTGCCGATTTTGCGGCAACGGGGAAAGCATAGCCAAAACCCAGGCGGAGGTCAAGGGGTTTTGATTTTTCTGTTTTTGTGTTGCGTTTTTGTTTCCTGTGGGATACAATCAACCCATGAAATACACGCTGACGAGCACCGAAATGTATGACAAATGGCTGGCCGGGCTGAAAGACCGGTCGGTTAAAAACCGCTTGATGTCCCGGTTGGCGCGGGTCGAAAACGGAAATTTCGGCGATTTCAAGCAGATTTCCGCCACACTGTTCGAGCTGCGTTGTTTCTTCGGAGGCGGCCTGCGCGTTTATTACACCCTGCGCGACGGCCAGGTGGTGTTGCTGCTGGCCGGTGGCGACAAATCGACCCAAGCCAAAGACATCGCGAAAGCCACGGATCTTTTGAACAGCCTTGAGGAGTGACCCATGACCGTCAAAACAAAACCGTTCGACATCGCCGAACACCTCGAAACCGAAGAAGATATTCGCGAGTTTCTGCAGGAATCTCTCGATACGGGAGACGAGAGCGATTTCATCCACGCGCTGAGCATCGCCGCCCGCGCCAGGGGCATGACCGAGGTGGCCAAGGCCGCCGGCGTGACCCGCGCCAGCCTGTACAAGTCGCTTTCCGAGGACGGCAGGCCGAACTTCGCCACCGTCTACAAGGTGACCAAGGCCCTCGGCTGCAAACTGAGAGTGGCGTAAACGCCGATGAAAGACCAGAGAATCTACCCCGCGATCCCGACCCGGGAAGGGGGCGAAATCGTCGTCAGCTTTCCCGATCTGCCCGAAGCGCTGACCTCGGGCCGCGACCCGGTCGAGGCCCTGGACATGGCGGCCGACTGCTTGGCCGAAGCCATCGCCGGACGGATCGACGACAGCGACGAAATCCCCGCGCCTTCCCCGATCGACGGAAATGCCGTAGCCGTACCCCTGCCAGAGGAGACAGCGAAACACCTGCGCCCCTGAGCCGCTTCTGGCTCTTCTCGCCCCGTTCGTCCTCACCGGTACCACTCCCCCATCTTTTCGATTTTCCTGTCCCTGGCGGCCATCAGGCCCTCCAGGGAGAGCACGCCGTTACCAATCAGGACCTCGACCAGGACGAGCACATCGCCGAGTTCCTGTTCCAAAGCCTCCCGATTGCTCATCCCACGAGCAGGCCAGACGTCATCCATCCCAAAGCGCACGATCTTCGATTTGATCTGAACCACCTCGGCACATTCTTCGGCGAGAATTTCGAGGTTCTGATCGATATCGGAGAACCGGGCCAGGGATTTTGAGCCAAAAAGGGTCATCGTCAGCAAATCATTGGAAATCATTTGGTGGTCATTTCCTTAATTTATTTAAAATATTAATCAAATATCTATTTCTATGATTTGATGATTTATGTCCTAGTAACTTTGATAAATTTTTTTTGGTTTCAGCCCAAGCCGAAACCTTATTTCTTCGTTTTCGCGCGCGCGCGCGGGAGAGTTTCTAGGACTTTCATCATCACGTCATTTTTTCTATTTTTTTCGTTTCATTCCGCTGGCTTACTTTTATGATGTCCATTTTTGGGCCGTTTTTAGCTTTATCATTCATCATAATCCCCGGTCCCCTGGTCTGGGACACACCAAGAAGTCTGGTCATCATGACCAGACCTGCGGCAGATTCAGCCCGTAAACCCTGACCTGGCCCCCCGTCTCTTTGCCTGGCGGAACCCGGAAGCCCTTGCGGCGCAACTGGTCGGTGACGACCTTGTTGGACGGTCGATAGCGGGAAGATTCGTCGACGTTCTCCTCGTACCAGGTCTTGAAGCGCGCATAGAAATCCTTGAACAGCACCCAGTCTTCGGGGTGGGAGTGCTCGCAGACCGCCTCGATGAACTGTTCGAGGTGGTCCTCGTTGCGGCGGATCTCTTCGGCGGCGGCCCGGAGCTTGTCGGGTGGGTTGATGCCTCCCGCCGCCTGCCACAGCAGACAGCCCCGCACCAGCCAGGCGAGCACCCAGGAGGCTTCTTTCTTGAGCCTGGCGGGAAGATCGGGATCTTTCTTGCGGAAGATGGCGGCGTTCTGCGGGTCTTTTCTGGCGTGGTGCTCTGGATCGTCGACGTAGCGCAGCGGGTACCAGAAATAGAGCAGCCGGCGGAACATGGCGAAGTCGGCGGCCAGGCCGCGAGGCGGGTGGTTGGTGACCAACACCAGGGTGTGCGACGGCTCGAAGTTGATCTCGTATTTGTCGTGGGGAGCCCTGGCCTTGAGGGTGTCGCCGCCGGTCAGGCGCTTGACCTTGGCGGCGCTGATCCTCCGGTTTTCTTCGGTCTCACTGGCGATGGCGAGGCGGCGGCCATGCAGGGAGATGATCTCCGGATCGGGTCCGCCGCTGGACTTGGCGTTTTTCTGCTGCATGACCATCTCGGGATCGATGCTCCAGGCGAGCTCGCCGAGGATGTGCAGCAGCAGCTCGAAGAGGGTCCCCTTGCCGTTGGCGCCGTCGCCGATGAAACATCCGAGGTAGTGCTCGGTGTTGAGTCCGGCGATGCTGTAGCCGAGCAGCCGGTGGATGCAGTCGATGATCTCCTGGTCGGACTGATGGATCTCATCCAAAAAGCGGGCGAAGGTCGGCGCCTGGAAGCCCTCGCCGGTGGCCAGGTAGTGTTCGACCTCGGGGCCGTCGGGGAAGGGCACGTTGACGGCTCGCACCAGGTAGTCTTCCGGGTCGCCGGGGCGCAGCAGGCCGGTGCGCAGATCGACGACGCCGTTGGGGCAGCCGAGCAGCCAGGGTTGGCGGTCGATCTCATCCCCCTTGATGGCGAGGTGCGATTCGACGCACCCTGCCCAGTTGAGGCACTTGATCGCCCCGGGCCAGGATCTCAGGCGGTCGACGCGTCGATCGAGGGCCTTGCGTTTGGCGGAAAGCCGGGCGATCTGCTGGGCAAGCCGCTCGGCTTCGCGCTGCTTGGCCTTCTGTCCCTCGGCGTCTTCGGCCTGCCTGAAGTTTTCGGCCTGTTCCTCGACGTCGGCCAGCTGCTGGCGAAGCTCGGCGATCTCGTCGGAGATCAAGCCGGACTGCGCCAGGTACTTGAGGGCGACGGCCTCGACACCTCGCACGGACTCATCGAGGAAGTCGTATTTCCAGTGGTGGCCGCCCCAGACCATCCAGGGCTTATCCTTCTTGGACTTGTTGCAGAGGTAGCGCCCGCGATGCAGCGCGGCGAACAGTATGCCGTCTCCGCGCTCGTTGTTGGCGAGGCAAGACAGGACGAAGCGGGGATCGTCCGGAGTGCCGGAGGAATGTCCGGAGTCTCCGACCAGGTCGCCGAAGGCTTCGTCCTCGGAATCCACGCGCTCTTCGACGAGCGCCCGGATGTCGTCGAGATCGATATTGTCCTCGTGCTCGCTCATCCGCGCCACTCACTCAATCGCCGATGTAGGGCGAGGATGGCTTCCTCTGTCACGTGGCAGGCTGCAGCGATGGTCCAAATGGAGCATCCGGCCGCGCACAGGAGAGCAAACAGGCAGAGCTGCTGATCGCTGGCCAAGGACCCCTGAAAAGGAGTCCCGGTGCGATAGGTAAACCATCGCCCGCAATCGCGGCAACGCACCCGCCCGCCGGCGAGAAAAGATTCTCCCTGCCGGCCAACCAGAGAGATTCCGCAATCCGGGCAGCACGGGCCGCCGGGGTGCAACCTTCGTATCAAGAACGTCCGGCAGGAGTCTGCATCCATCAACCCCAGGGCCGCCGCAATTGCACATTCCACCTGAACACCTCCCGTACCGACTGAATAAATTCTATTATTCCAGTGACTTATAAAAACACAAACGGACCCACCGCCCGGGGTCTCGCTGCCCGCATCTTCCGGGCGGCCCGGAAGGACCCATGGGCGTAGCGCGGCGGCCGTCCCCTTGATCCCACTCCCGAATGATCACAGATTTCCTGGCCTCTCCTGCGAGGGCGGGGCGCGGGGGCTTGGTAGATGGACGGGCGCGGCGCGCCCCCTGCGGGTCGCGGAGAGGCTGCGTCAGCGATCATCTGATCAACGAGGCCTGTCCGACGGTGGGGGCTCGGGGAGGTCCAGGACGCCCGATACACCACGCCACCAGCGGGGAGCGTAGTCTCCACAGTCCTCGATCGGGCGGCCGTTGCACCACGCGAACGCGACCCGGCGGTGACGCTCACCCTTTCGCTCGCAAACATGCGCCCTCTTGCACGTCCGACATTCGACCTGGACCACAACACCCTCCTCACGCTTGCGCCTGCCTGGACTCCACGGCAGAGAGCCCCGGGAGGGGATCCCCTCTCCTGACCCAGCTCCCATTAACCCGAAGGATTGACGGAAGCAGTGGGCGGTTCGGACGCTTCCCTGACAGATACATCTGGAGACGATGCTCATAGCTCCGGAGTACGGACGCATGAGCCGCACAGAGTTTCCGCCGGCTGCATGGCTCATAATACGAACCATCACAGCCGGGAACCGGACATGGCCGCATGTATTCCTCGGTCTGCTGTCTCCGGATCGACGTCATGATCTCCGACAGGGCCGCCCTGGCCGTCCCCTGCGCAACGGTCGCGGCCTCATCCTGGCGAACAACCCGCGCCTGGCGAACAGCTAGGCGACTCGCCAGCACGTGACTACACAGGCGACAGGCGACCTCCTCCAGGTGCGACCCATCGGTCAACCACCGATCGCGCCGGTATAGCGCCGCACTCCCGGTTCCACACTTCGGGCAGGTCACTTTTCCAGGAGCCACGAAATGACCTCCGCACGATCCACCTCTGCGGTCAGGCTCGCCGCGGTCTCCGTGTCCGAAGTATCAGCCGCCCCATACAGCAGTAGACCTATTCCCCAGGCCAGCAGCCACGGCCACGTCTTGCGCCACTCTCTCTTCGTCCGTTTCGATTCCCATGACCGTCTCATAGATGCCATCCTCCGAAGACCGCCCACTCCACCAGGCGGAACATCCCCCACCAAAACAGGGATCCCGCCGCCAAAATCCCAAGCCACACCTTAACCTCGGTCGTCAGTCTCGTCTTCATTTTGGCTCCTATCCTTGCCGCCGCCTCTTCGCCCGCACCGCCTCATTCCGCGCCCGAAACGCCGCCTTCATCGCCTCACGGCCCTCCCGCTCGTAGATGTCCGCCATCCGGGCCGCCTCCATGTTGGCCTGCGCCAAAGACGGCTCCCCCTTCCTGCGGGGTTCGCCCACCTCCGCCAGGACGCGCCCCTCCAGCAGCGCGATGATGCGCCGCTGCTGCTCCTCGATGAGCTCCAGTCGGCGCTCTATGGAGGCGGGATACGACATCACGCGGCCTCCGGCAGGGGAGGATCAGGCAGCGGCATCCAGTAGAGCGGCGCGGCATATCCGCTACACTCCGACCCGTAACTGTCGAACCAACCAATGGAGTCATAGTCGTAAAAAAGGACAGCAAAAGCCCCATCATCGAAAAGAACCAGAACATGGTCAGACCGGCCGTCATCCTCCAACGGCGGCAGCCCGTCATCGCACCGCGTCCACTCAGTAGTCATAGCTCGCATCTCCCTTGCCCATTCCTGCCCGACGATGCACCGGCCCATGCTCCGCATCGTCGGCGGCCATATACAGAGCGTCCGCCAGAGAGCGCAGCTGCTTCGGGGTCATCTCCGCATCGATGCCGGGGAAATTTCGGACGATCACCAGGGGCCGCCCGTGCCGATCTTCGGCGAACGAAACCCTCAGCTCACTCACCACGCCACCTCCCACCGGTCGCAGACCGAATGCCGGCCCACCTGGTAGTTATCCTGGAACGGACATTCGAGCCGTCCGCTCATCTCGCGCACCCTGCGGTGCCGGCAGAACTCACAGGTCCTTTCCTCTTTTCGCTCGCCCCGGGTCGCACTACGGTAGCCATGAGACACGTCGCTCATCACCCCTCCTCGATCATCCGCAGAAACGCCGCCATTTCCGCCAGGGCTTCATGCAGTTCCTTACTGATTCGACGGCGCTCATTCGGCGACAGCTCGTCGTCAGCCAAGGCGTCGGCAGCCGCCGCGAAGGCCTCGCCGGATTCCTTAACCACCGCACACAGCTGCTTGCTGTACTCAATGGTGTTCACCTGGTGCTTCACCGGGGGCAGGAACATCCCCCCGAAACGCAGGGCCAGAAAATAGATAGGAGCATAGGCGTCGCAGGACTGGCGGCCCTGCTGTTCCGCCACTTCGATCACCAGCTCCAGGCGGTCCAACGGGTTGAGTGCCCCCGAATCCGAATAATCCGTCGAAGGCTCACACCACTTCTGGACCAGGCTCGTGGATCTCCCGACCCTTTTCGCCACCCGCACTGAATCCGCGCCGACTGCCCGGCGCATCGCCTCATACGATTCCATCCCTAAGCTCCGTCAATAATGGTCACTGGCTGCGCACCCTGCTAGGCTGACACCATGAACCGACTACCCGTCATTCACGACCAGCAGGTTTTCCACTTTCAGCCGCTCCAGCACCCGGCGCGGAGCGGTGTTCGACCGCACCCGGCCACGCCCCTCAGAGACAGCCTGGTAGTAGATTCGCAGCGGCACCTCGCACGCCCGCGCAAACGCGCTCACGCTGCCGTAGTGCTGCCTCACCCTGTCGTGGGTCGCTACCTTGTCAATTTCCATTTGAAAACCTCATTCGTACCTGTTAACGTACTTGCTAATATTCTTATCCAGTGCCCATAAGGAGGGAACTCATGCCGGAACAAAAACGACCCACCTACGGATTCACGATTGACTGCCCACTAAACGTGACTTACGACAAAACAACCGGGGCTTTGACAATAGAGTCAACGGTGGCTGTTTCCGACACGACCCAGGGTTTCCCGGTTCGTGTGGAACTATCGGCGTCAGCAGCAGTAAGGATTCTGGAGGTCCTTCAGCTCCTCGAGAAAGATGCGGAAATGCCACCATCAGCGCACGCCAGGCAATTACTTCGGCAATAGTCTTCACAATCCGCATCGTCGCCCTCTCCTCGGTTTGGGTGATAACGTTATTGAAAAATTAGCTAAACAGCGACTTACAGGGGGCAACATGACCAACCGTGATATCTACTGCGCCATCTTCAGCGAAGCTTCCGGAAAGCCCAAAAGCGACGTAGAAACCCTGGTCCAAGCCATGACCGTCATTACCGGCGCCGGCAAGCTAGACGAAGAACTACCCGACGACCAGGCCGAAAAACTACTCAAGGCACTCAGGAGTGAACTCCCCGGCATCCGCCACTGGTTGGAGCAAGGGGCGCATCTTGCGCGAAAGGACTGGGGGCTTCCGTAAGGACAGAACCGAGCGCCGCCTGCACGGAACGGATTTTTCCCGCGCCGAAGATTTCGCGCAGGAAACTCTCCCAGCCTGGAATTCTGATCTCTTGACCAATGGATTGCAGGGACATCGTTGCCTCCTCGATTCTAGGTTCGTAGGTACATAAATAAACGTATTGTTTATTTGCGTCAAGCAAAAAAATAAACGGAAGGTTTATTCTTGGATATCGACGGCGTATTAATACGAGCCAAAGAGGCCGCTGGCGTAAAAAAAGACAATGAACTTGCGTCCTTGCTAGGCCTGTCTTCTCAAGCCTTCAATAATCGCAAAAGGCGCGGAACCCTTTTCCCCCTTATTGCAGAATGGGCGGCAAAAGAAGGCATAAACGTTACGTGGATTTTGACTGGGGAAGGGGAGATGTTCCCCACTCCACGGCGGGGGCTGGTCCAGGTCGACCCACCACCAGCCATCCAGAGGCTGAAACGGTTTATCGAAGTCTACGGCCCCTCGGAGACGGGGGACGAGACTCAAGGGGTACCCCCACCAGGCCAACCGGATCGATACCGGCACCTGGAAGCCTACCGGGCCACCGGGCCACCGGCCGGGATCAGCGACGAAGAATGGCAACTGATCTGCAATTACCGCTGTGCCGGTGATGAAATCAAAGAAGAGTGTTTTGGAATGCTCGAAAGGTCCGCAGCCAAGTCGCGGGCAAAAGACGGAGGGGGCTCAGACTCACCGGAAATGAAATCCGGCTAGAGATGAGGCGGCTTGGGTGGAAGGTGGCTTAGAAATGGAGGGAACTTATGGAATTTGTTCTGATCGTTTTGGTGGTAGTCGTTGGCCTCGGTGTCTTGGTCAGCAAAAACAAAGACAAGATTGACGCTTGGGCAAAAGAAGCCGAAGAGAAGAAGAAGGCGGCACAGGAAAAGCGCAACTACCAGAGAACCCTGCAAGGCAAGCAGCGAAAACAGACCCTCGATGAAGACTTCTACCTGAGCAGGCAACCCGCTGATCCGGAAGCCGCCCCGCCATGGGAGTTTCGAAAGAGGCGGTGATTTAATCTAATAATTGGAGGGACACATGGACACGCCACAATCCATAACAATTACATCCGAAGACGAAGCCATTGACCTGCTGCGCAAATTGGTCGAAGGCTACACGATCCCAGAAGGCTGCAAAATCACTTTCGAGTCATGGCCAAGATTTGTCATTCGCATTGAAGGCGTCGATTTCGACGGTACGATTCCAACGCGGATCATGCCGACCATGCTTGAACTGCAGAGAGAAATTTACCGGGTATACTGCCTCGCCGTCAATGGCGATGAAAACACGAAAAAACTTACAAAAAAAGACCGGGAGCAGTTAGAATTACTGGTACGTGTCGACAAGGGGTCATCGGTCTACGACGCCATCCTCGATACTCCAATAATGAAAATTCTACAGGACGCTCTTGCCAGAATGTCACCAAATCAACTCACCGCCGTCATTATCGTTGCCAGCCTTTCGGTAACCAGCTTGTTTTTTTGGAAATACTGGCTCAATAACCGCATCAAAGAAAAGGAACTTGACCATAAAGTTCAACTTTCGGAACTTGAAATCGAAAAGATGGAAGTGGTCAGAAAAGCTGCCCAGAAATTCCCCCTGGCCCAAGAGGCCTCCGAAGGAATGGAACAGGTACGAAACGACCTATTGACTAAACTCAAACCAGAGGATCGACTTGAAGTCAGTGCGTGGGAGGGCGAGCAGGCAGAAAGGATGCCGGTTCTAGTCAACGGTCACTTGGCCGACCAGGTTACAAAAAAGGAAAGAGAAACGGCGACCGAAAAGATCATTGAAGGCGAGTTTATTATCCAGTCTGCCATCTTTTCACACGCAAACGAATTCCGCGTAAACATCCAGAGAAAGAGCGATGGGTACTCCTTCTCAGCAGACATCCCCCATGGAGTTCTTGACGAAACACAGCAAGAAGCTCTCAAAAATAACAGCTGGGACAGAAAATACCTCAACATGAGGATTCTCACCAAGGAACTGCATGAACGATTAACGTCAGCCAAAATCGTTCAGATTTTCATCTAAGCGTTTCGCCATGGCCGTCCGCCCCAAGCTCGACAACTCCGGCAAGCCCATCCCCGGCGAATACATCATCGACGTGCGCCTCCAGGGGCGCAACGGCCCCCGTGATCGCATTCCCTTCATCGGCACCGAAGCCCAGGCCCGGGCCGCCGAAATGGAGCTGCGCGGCAAAAGCAAGCCCGGCGTCGGCGCCTGCGTATCACCAACCTTTCTTGACGCAATCCCCGAGTTTCTCCGCGACTACGGCAACCACGTCACCAAAGGCACCATCACCGACTTCCATTGGGCCTGGAAACAGCTCGAGACCACCTTCGGCAAAATCCCCATGGCCAAGCTTGGGCCGGCCCTGGTCGAACAGTACAAAGCCAAGCGCCTCGATGCAGGCGTCAAAAAACGCACCATCAACCGCGAACTGTCCTATCTCTCAGCCATCATCAAATGGGCCGAAGAAAACCGGCACATCCCGCCGGCGGCCTACCGCATCAAACGCTTCCCCAAAAAGCAGACCAAGAGCCCGGCACCCACCGTCCACACGCCCCAGGAGCTGCAAGCCATCATCGACGAAATCCCCGCCCACAAGCGCGGCCTCGTCCTCCTGCTCTACGATGCCGGGCTCCGGCGAGCCGAAGCCCTCACCATCCGCGGCGACCAGGTCGACCTCGCCCGCGGCGTGATCCACATCATCGGCAAAGGCGGCAAAGAGCGACAGGTCCCGATCCTCACCCAGCGTCTGCGAGACGAACTCGCCGCCCGCATCGAACTACACGGCAAAGGCTACCTCTGGATCAACCCGGTCACCAGCCAGCCCTACAAAGACATCCGCAGCATGCTACGGGAAGCCGCCGCCCGGGCCGACGTCGACAAACGCATCTACCACCACCTGCTGCGCCACGACCACGGCACCCACGCCGCCCTCGCCGAAGTCGACCCCCGAGCCGTCCAGCAGATGATGGGGCACAGCAACCTCAGCACCACCGAGATCTACACCCACATTGCCGGCGAATTCGTCGCCACACAAGGGGCCAAGCTCGCAAAGCTCATTGAAAAAGGGCTGACCGTGGACAGGAAAACGACTAAAAAAACCAACGATACCGAATAAATAAAAAATTACCTTTGTTTTTCAGGGTCTAGTGGGCGTAGGCCCGTGGGAGTTCGAGTCTCCCCTTCGGCACCAGAAAAAACAAGGGGTTAGCTGATTTCAGCTAACCCCTTTCGCTTTTTGTTTTGTCCACGTTTGTCCACATTTGTCCACGCCTATTTTCTTCGATTCGAAGCGGGTCGAGGGCCTAGCAGTTTCCCCCGCAAATTAAACGTATCCGCGTGCCGCGCATGCCCCTGAAAGACGGGCTATCGTCCGCTCGCAACCGAAGTTGCCAACCGGCGCGCCACTATTGTACTCCCTGAGAGTGTTGGCCGTTCCGGGAGCCAGAAGAATACTCAAGCCTGCCAGCTGCCCTCTCTATGTCCGCTTCGTGTGCCCGCCGGCAGTGTTCAGTCTCGATCTTCAGCGCGGAAAACACCCGGTCGATCCTCTGCATCCGTTTGAGCCATTCGGGGCTGTCCTCCAGAGCGCCCTCCCGATACGAGCGGCCACTGGTGCTCTCGTCAGACTCGCCGTTGTGTATGAGGACGTTCCAGCCTGCCGAGAGCCAGTCGCCTATGCGGACCCAGCGGGGGCGGCGGGTCATGCCTCGATCCTCGCTGCGACCTCGAATATCTCGTCGAGTTGCTCCTCCGCGAGGCCGAGCAGGGCGGCGACGGCTGCCAGTGTTGGCGACGTGCGCCGGAACTCTTGTGCGTCGGTCCAGGCATCGACCATGAAAGGGTCGGCGTCAGGGTGATTCATAAGCGTTTCGACTTGGTCCCGCAGGCCCATTTGCCGCAGCACGGCACGAGCCTGGAAGCGACTGATCACCATCTTCTGCCGCGCCGCCGCAAGTTCTTTGGCGGCCAGGTCTTCGCGCCAGGCCGCGACGTCGGCGAGCATCTGCTGATGTGCCGATTCGTCGACCCGCGTCATGCCGGCGGCGAGATCGGCTCCTTCGGGGATGCGCCCGATAATGAGCGCGGGGCTTGTGCGCCGGTCGACCGCGTCGATGGTGAGCTCGGGGTGGGGGACGACGGGGCCGTGGCGCAGCGGAAACTCGTTGGCCGGGCGGCCGTCCTGGGCGTCGTGGTAGTAGGCGATCACGAATTGCATGGGGTCCTCCTTGGAATGATGATTTTCGTCAGGTTCGGCGCGAAGCGGGCTCCGGTCTCGATGGCCAGTTGCTTGCGCAGTCTATAAGTGTTCGCGTGCCGGCAGTGTCCCAGGTAGCTGTTCACCCGCGACGCCCAGCGCTTCGGGTCTGTGTGGCGCTCCGGATCGGCGGCGGCGCGTTTCATTGACCTCGCCGTGCGCGAGCGGATGTATTTGCGGTACGGCTTGAGGATCTGTCCACAGAAGTTGATGCCGCAATCGACGGTGTTTCGCACCGTCTTTTTCGGGTGAAAGCGCACGTGCAGATGGTCCTCGGCGAAGCGAGAGAGGGCCGCAAATGCCTCGTTCAGCTCTGCCGGATCGTGCCCGATTAGCACCACGTCGTCGACATAGCGGCCGTACCAGCGCACCTTGAGCGTGCGCTTGGCGTACTGGTCGAGGGCGTCCAGGTAGATGTTGGCGAAAAACTGGCTCGACAAATTGCCGATCGGCAGGCCTCTGCGCTTGCCGCAGTTAAAGAGGCTCTTGTGCGGCGGCATGCAGGCGAACAGATAGTCGGGGCTGTTCCGGACGGGGTTCGGCGTCGGGTCGTGCCAGATGATCTGCGCGATCAGGCGGCGAAGCTCGGGCTCGGGGACGTGGCGTAGCACCAGTTCTTCGAGAACACCCTTGTCGATGCTCACGAAAAAGTTGGCGAGATCGGCCTGCAGGTACCAGGCGCGGCGCTGCCAGTTTTCGGTGGCGCTTCGCATGTGCTTGTAGATGCGCTCTGCGCCGAAAAGGACGCCGCGCCCCGGAATGCAGGCGTAGCTGTCGTGGATGAAGCGCCGATAGAAGCGGTCGGCGATGCTGTTGTAGACCAGGTGATGCACGATGCGGTCGCGAAAGTTCGCGGCCCACACCTCGCGGTACTTGGGATGCGTCACCACAAAACAGACCGAGCGGCCGATGCGGTAGCTCCCCTCGTTCAGGTCGCGGTAGAGCTGCATCAGGTTACGCTCCAGGCGCTGTTCGAACTGCACGGCCGTGTGCGTGTTGCGCTTATTGCTGCGGCAGTCAAAATAGGCCTGAAAAATTTCGTCGAGGCTGAACATGGCACCCCTTAATTTCCGGACGGCTCGAACATAGTTGTTGTTCGTCTTATTGTTGCTGTTCTGGTTGCCAGTGTTGAAGTTCTGTCTCCAGGCGTTGCTGGCGTCGATCTCCGTGGACGACCAGTAGTTGTTGGCCGTCAGTGCGTTACAGCCGCTCACTCACACGTCGCGCCACCCAATACGGGGGATGGCGAAACTGGCGTTTGCCCTATCGCTGAAACCCAGCGGGAGCGGCCCGAGATTAAATGGCTCACTGCGCGGGGCCGTGACCCGCACGCATTCCGGCCAGGTGTCATGCGCTCGACTTCTGCCATCCGTAGGCCTGACGGCCGATCTGGTCGGTCAGCTCGGCCACGGCGGCATACTGCTTGATGCTGATCAGGTGCAGGTCGCGGCACAGCCGGATCATCAGCTCCACGACCTTCACCCTCTCCAAGACGGCCCCGATGTACTGCCTGCGCCCCTGCCGCGTCACGTTGGCCCGGTACACGTTGAGCACCAGCTCGACGCACTCCTCTTGCAGTCGCGTCGCCAGCGAGAGTTTCATATCGCGGGGGAAATTGCGGGCATATTGCGTGATGCGCTCCAAGAGCTGATACGTCACGCGGTAGATCGGCAGATCGGTCGTCTTCATCTAAATAAAACCTTAAAGGTTAAAGTTTAATTCTCCGGACGGCTCGAACATAGAAGGTGTTCGTCTTACTGCTGCTGTACTGGCTGCCAGTGCTGAAGGCCTGTCTCCAGGCGTTGCTGGCGTCGATCTCCGTGGACGACCAGTAGAGGTTGGCCGACAGTGCGTCCGGCTGGCCAGTGCGGAACGAGACGATCTGCGTCTGTGCCGGACTCCCTGCGGTGTATCCGGCCCCCGTTGGCACGGATGAGTTGTTCGTGCCGTGGACCGCTCCGTCGCCGCCGAAGCCCGACGTTGTGCGCGTGCCCGTGTTGTTCGCGTCGGTCGTCGGCTTGTCGTTGCGGTAGAGGAGTTCGAGCTCGTCGCGGGCGGGCAGGTACCAGTCGCTCTGCCCGTTGAGGCCCGCACCGGCGTTGCAGACGTCGTCGATCCACTTTGCGGCCGGGAAGTTCGCGATCCCAGCAGCACGCATGGCGGCGTGGTTGGCCGCACCGTCGGCCAAGGTCATCGGCGGCACACCCGGGGTGGTCGTGACGGATGTATTCGAGGTGCGCCACTGTTTCGTGCCAGCACCCATCTGATAGCTGTCACCGCCGCCGTCCGAGACGATGATCAGGTACGTCTCGCCGTCGACGTCGCTGACGATCTTGCCGGCGGTGTAGCCGCCGCCGTAGGGGACGCCGATCTCATCGGCGGGGATGAACTGGGCGGACGTGGTGAAGGTGGCGGGCGACGACCACGGGGATGCGCCGTAGGTCTGCCCGTGGTGCCGGGCCTGCACGGTGTAGACGGTTCCTTCTTGCAGGATCTCTGCGGGGACGACGATGCTCAGCAGATTCGAGGCGTCCCCCAGTTCTTCCCACACAGTCACTCCGCCTTGCTGGATGCGCCACGAGGTAGACGCGTGGGTGTCTTCGTCACCCAGAACGCTGAACGCCGAGGTTTCGAGCACCGGCTGCTCGGGGATGTCGGTGGCGTCGTTTTGCGGTGATGTGATCTGCGGTGCTGCCACAGCGGCGGCGGCGGCGACGAACGAGGTCGGCACGGACCACTCGGACGCCTCGCCCAGCGCTGATTCGTACTGCGCCCGCCAGAAGTGCTCCATCGGATCAAGTTGATCGGTGACGACATGGCTCGTGACCGCACCCAGCACGCCGGAGTCGTAGACGATGTTGGCGAAACCGGCATCGGTGGCGATCTGGAACCGGCTCGCCGCATGGGCGACGCCGCCCCAGGTGCTGTAAAAGTCCCCAGCCTCCAGCGTCGGCAGCGGCGAGACGCCGAGCGCCCCATTCGCGGGCGACACGTTGACCGGGCGGCGCACCAGCTCGCCGCCGCCGTGGGCCGTGCCCGACGCGATTTTCCACCCCTGCGCCGCGTTGACATATTCGAGCGTCACGACCGCGCCGGAGCTCGACAAATTCAGATCCTCCTCCGCCCCGTTGATCCGGTGCCCGTTTCGCACGACGGTCACGGCGGACTCGCCCCACGTCCCGGCGTAGTCGCCAAGGGTCACGGTATCGTTGGCGGCGGCCTGCTCGGGCAGCGTCACGACAATGCCCCCCTGGCGCGTATCGACCCAGAAGCGATCCCCCGCCACGGCCGTGCGATTGCCCTGCACGAGGAGCAGCGGGCGATGGCGCTTACCGAGATGCTCCGCCAGAATCTGGTCGGCGTGCATCTTGGCGGCGTCGCGGTAGATCGCCCCGCGCTCATCGACGTACTGTCGGCTGGCGAGTACGACCGATGGGTCGATGGTGAGGGTGACGCTCGAGGCGTTGCCGACCTCCAGAATGACGCGGATGACCAGATCCTTCCCGCTCCCCTCCTCGAGCAGAGGCTTGTACGTCTCGGGAAATTTCCCGACAAAGATCAGGTCGCCCTCGTTGTCGAAAACGCCGACTTCGCGGATCAGGAAGCCGCCCACTTCCGGGGGCAAAATCAGCTCGGCAACGACCCATCCTGGGTTTTCGGGGTCTTGCTGCACAGAGCTGAGCGGCCCGGCCCACACCTGGGCAATGAGCGACGTTTGCCCTTGAGAGGGCGTGTAGTCGCCCTGCCCGAGTCGCATCTCGGTCAGCTCAAGCGGCTGGCCGTTGGCCATGGCGTTGGCCAGCTTGGCCTTGCCGATCGTCGTGAGCAACATGAAGTAAGTGCTCATGTAGTCCTCCTACTGGGGTTGAATGGTTACGGTTTCCGTCGTGCGCGTCACCGCGCCATAGAAAAACACCTGACTTCCAAACTGGACGCTCTCTGTCACGGCCGGCCGCACCGTCGCAACCTCAAGCGCCGTGGCCGCAAGGGCGCACGTCAGCGCCGCACCCGATACCTGCGCCTCGTACTGCCTGTGCGGCCACACCGTCGCAACCTCTCCGGCGTGAACCGCCATCCCAAGCATCGGCGCCGCGCCAGACGCCTCGATGAGCGGCGTGTGTCGGGGGAGGATTTCGACGCGCTCGCCAGAGGTCAGGGCGGCGGCGTAGAGGGGTGTGGCGCCGGATATTGTCCGGCTGAGGCGCAGTCCGATGTGGCTGCGCGCGTTCTTGTAGCGCTCGACCAGGCGAATCAGGCGCGCCCACACGCCCCCTCCGACAACCTCCTCGGCCAAGTCGATATGCACCGTTCCGGTGTAGGGGTCGCCCGCCGTCTCGAACCACTCGGCGATGCGCGCCTGGGGATAGCCCGCCGCTTCTAGAGCCCGGCGCAGCGCCCAGACCGTCCCTTTGTGGGCATGCACCCCAAGGGAGGCCGCGACCACCGCCCGCTTGGTGCTTTCTGGCCAGTCACTGCGCCACTCGTCGACCGACAGCGCCCACGCCAGCCATGGCAGCAGAGAGACAGGACAGGACTTCGGGTCCCAGAGCTTCCCCACGGGCACATCCACCGCGCCGAGGCGCTCGGCCGACTGCTCGATGGCCCGCTCTTGGGGGCTGGCGTTTGGCGGCAGCAGGCTATTCATCTATCCCCCCGGCCGTCACGGACAGAGAGCTGCACCAGGCGGCCTGTTGGCCGCTCACGACGATATCGGCGGCGGGACTCGCCAGCGAGACGTTTTGCACGCCCGGCTGGTGGAGGGCGGCGTACAGGCCCGAAAGCGTCACGTCTCGCCCTAGCCGGTGGCTGTTTTGCACGTAGGCGCTGCAAGCAGACTGTGCCGCCTGCCGGATGGTTTCCGCATCGGGCCCGGCGAAGAAGGTCAGGGTGGCCGACACCTCGTAAGGCACTATCGCGGCGGCCAGCACCAACACCTGGTCGGTCAGGGGCCTGACGTCTTCAGAAGTCACGGCTTCCTCTACGCTCGCAAGCAGCCCCGCGTCAGGGGTGCCATCGCCAGTGGCTGACAGGATCGTCAGCAAAACCTGCCCGGGCGATGGGCTGCTCACGTCAACGTCGAGCACATCGGCATCCGCCGACAGGGCGTGGTATTTGTAGGCCCCTATAGGCCCCGCCACGCTCAGGCTTTCTGGCGCCAGCAGAATGCGGGCGCGCAGGGCGCTGTCGCTTTCGTAGGTGGCCGGCACCGGCGGGGCGGCATCGGGGTCGCCAGCGTCGACCACCATCCGCTGCACACCGTAAAGCGCGGCCAGGTGGTCCAGGTCGACGCCAGCAGCGTAGGCCAGCATCACCGAGCGCGCCGCATCGTTCACTCGCTGGCGAATCAGCAGTTCTCGGTAAGCGCAGACCTCCAGAACCTTATAGGCTGGGTCCGACTCGACCAAGGCGTCAAACGCAGAGTCCCGGCTCTGTAGCTCGGCGATCATGGCCGCCAAAATATCCTCATAGTCGAGCGTCTCGACAACGTCCGGCGCAGTGACTAGACTTAAATCAATGACGTTCATAATACGATGCCCTCCAGGGTGACGGGTTGGCCGGTGGGGCGGTAACGTCCCGTCAAGGTCAGGCTGACGCGGCCCGACTCAACGGCGCAAGACTGCACGCTATCCACCTTGATCCTTGGCTCCCAGCGATCCAGGGCCTCGGCGGTGGCGACGTACAACTCCACCATCAGCGCCGGGGTGGTCGGCCGGTCGACCAGCTGGAACAGCCGCGAGCCGTAGTCCCGCCGCATCACCCGGCTGCCGATCGGCGTGGTCAGAATGTCGCGGATCGACTGGCGCAGATGATCGATGCCCGACAGCGGCTTGCCGTCCGCTCCGCTCATGCCGATCACGCCACCACCTCGATCTCGAAGCCGTCGGCCCAGACCAGACCGGCGGGGTTGTCGTCGTGGCCGGTTATGCTGGCGATGTTCTCGCCGTCGTCGGAAAAAATCACATAGATCGGGCTGGCCGACACGGCGGTCTTGACCCCGCCGGTCCCGTCCAGCGTAACGGCGGCGCGGAGCGGGTCGGTCCCGGCGCCATTCTCCGAATAAAAATCCGGGGTGGCGGTGTTGTCCTTGGCTATTTTCATGCTCATGGGGTGGCTCCTTATCCGTTAGGGGTTTCGCCTTCGATGTCGCAGGTGTAGCCGCCGCTGCCGAGCTTGTGGGTGACGCGGGTCATCAGCCAGGTTCCGTCCACCCCGGGCCGAAAGCCCGAAAGCACGATCTTCCCTTCGGCGGCGAGCAGAGGGTTGCCGATGCAGGTCAGGCGCACCGTCGCCACGCCCCGGGTCAGGGCGTTCAGCTTGGCCTTGGCCGCCTTGGTTGCGGCCTGGGCGTCGGGGTAGACCCGGGAAATCACATGCTCCGGCTCGCCGTCGCCGACGGTGATGGTCTGCTCGGTGGCGTTCGCCGTGTCGTGCCAGCGGGCGCGGACCTTGCCGTACTTGCCCCGCTCGGCGATCGTGATGCTGTAGCGGGAACACTCCCCGGCGGAAAGCGCCGTCACGGGCAGGCTCTGGCCGCTTGCGCTTTTGGCCTCGCCCGCCGGGACGAAGAGCAAGAAGCCCCCGGCGGGTTTGGCGACGGCGCCGCGATCCTTGGCCAGGCGTGTCAGAAAATGAAGGTCGCTTTCGTTCACCTGGTCGAGATGGGCGAAGCTCTCGGCGGCCAAGGCGGCGGCCACCTTCGGCGTGTAGCCGTGCTCACCGGCGATGGTGGCGACGATGCCGCCCAGGGTGACGTTGTCCCAGGGGCGGGTCTTCTGGCCCTTGATCTTTTGCCGCAGGTCGGCGGCATGGGCGCGGATGTTCATCTTTTGCGGGTAGCCGTCCATGGTCACTTCGTCCACCACGTAGGACCCCATCCGTTGCAGGCCCGTCTCCTTGTAGCCGATGGAAACCACCAGCTCGGCCCCGGTGCGCGGCACGGCGATCGTTCCCTCCCGGTCATCCAGGCTGATACTGACCGTGTCGCTCTCCATCCCGGCGGCGTCCTCGATAGTCAACTCCATCAGGCGCGCGGCCAGGGCGGCAGTCACGTCCTGGGTGTCGGCGAGAAGGCGGAAATCCGGCGTCATCGTGGACCCGCTTTGCGGCTGGTTTTCTCGACCATGACCCCCCATACCCGCACCCTTCCACGGAACAGGGGCGGCGGAAGAAGCAACCGGGGCCTTGGCCGGTGCGGTACGAACTCAGTCACACAGCCGCGACCGTCAACGTGCATGAAGTGAGGCCACCAGCCATAAAGCGACTTTTGCACCAGCATCCGACCGCCACTAGAGGCAATGCGCGTCAACACGTAGAGTAGACAGTTTCCAAGTTCCATCGATCAATCCCACAGCTTCACGGTGGCGGCCGACTCCGCCGCCGGAAGCTCCGGCAGCAAAATCAGCGTTCCGGCGGCATAGACCGGCCCCAGATCGGCCAGGCCCGGGTTGGCTTCCAGCACCGCCTCCACCGCGCCCGAGGTGCGGCCGTAGTGCTTGGAGCAGATCCAGTCGAGCATGTCCCCGTCTTTGGTGCGGTAGGTCAGCATCAACGTTCCTCCCCATACCGACCCAGCGACAGGCGGAACTCCATTCGGCGCGGCTCGCCGTCAGGCCAAAAGACCGTGCGGGTTTCGCTCACGGCGGTGATGCAGTACTTGCCCCAGATGCGCCCGCGCCCATCGGCCAAAGTCAGAGCCACCCCTTGACCGGCCAGCTCGCGCAGCTTGTCGAGCTGCCCCAGCCCGCCGGAGTAGTGGGGCAGAATCACCCCCGAAAGCTCGATTGTCTCGTCGCCGATGCCGACGAACTGCCGCGCCGGGCGACGACCGATGCGTTCCTGCACCGGCCAGCGGTAATCGACGGTGCGGCTCAGCGTTTCGTAAGCCGCCGTCGAAACCGAAAACTGATACATGCCGAGCATCATCATGATTTCAGTCATGCAGCGCCCCCCGCTGCCGCGCCCGGCCATAGGCGGCACGTTTGTCCATCTCGATGCCGACCTGTTCGGCCAGCTTCTTTTCGTCCATACCCGGGGCGGCGTGGACGGTGATAGGAGCCGAGATGGTGGTGGTTGAGGAGGATGTCGTGTTGCTTCTCAACGGAGATAGCGCAGCGGGCTCGGAAAATCCGCCGCTGAATACCGGGGCCTGGTACGATGGTGCGCCGCTGAATGCTGGGGAGGGTGCCGCAATACCCACCAGCCCGGCTAGGGCTTCCCCGGCTTGGAACAGTAGACCAAGGGGGCTCATCTCCCAAAGCTTGACCAGGTACCCGACGCCGGACGAAAAGAGCGATTTTATTTTCTCCCAGGCCGTCGACAATCCGCCGACGATACTGTCCCATGCTCCAGAAAACGCTTCCTTCACGGTAGCCCACAGACTGACAAAAAAACCTGAAACCGGCTCCCAATAGGTAATCAACAAGGTCGCGGCGAGCGCGATGCCGCCAATGACAAGACCGATAGGGTTACTCATCACCGCAACCCCCATCGCCCGGAACCCTGTTGAAATCGCCGCCGTCGCCGCCGTTACCACCGCCGACCCGATCGCCCAGGCTTTCTGCGCGGTGGCCAACAGAGCGGTCTTGATCGTGGTCCACGAAAGGAT